GCATTCCAGATTGTTGAAGTCAATGCTTTAATCGCATTCCAAGCAGTGCTGATGATACTCTTTATTATACTCAACGCGCCTTTTGTTACGGTTTTAATTACCTCCCACGCACCTGACACAACATCTTTGATAAAACTCCATGCTCCATCCGCAATCTCTTTTATTCCCTGCCAAGCCAGTTCCCAGTCTCCCGTGAAAACGCCGACAAGAAAATCAATGATTCCGCTCAGCGTGTCTGTTACATCACCAATAATTTTAATTAATGATTCCAAGACTTTTATTGCTGTGGTTCCTACAACGTCAATTATCTTTGCCACAACCGGAAGCAAATTTGCGATTATCCAGTTAATCAAAGGCACTAACACTGACTCCCACAGAAGTTTCAGAGAATCAATGAGTTTTCCGAGGAATGTTTCTATCTTTAAAATCGCATCCCCTAACGGTCCCTCTAATAGCCCTTTGAACTGTTCTGCCAGTCCTTGCAAAACAGGAAGAACGTACGTGTTATATCCAGTTATCAGAGTTCCAAATATGCTTGATAGTCCATTTGCTATAGAATCAAAGAGCGGCTTTACGTGTTCATCGTATAACCTCGATATTGCGTCACTAAGGTTTTGAACAACTGTTAAGACCCCACTTGTTACAGTTTCTATTACTCCGAGGCTACCCTCGATTGCGGACTTTAAAATGTCCTTGTTGTCGATAAAAGGCTGCGCAATCATGTTAAGGATATCTCTGCCAAGTTTTGCAGCCGTTTCTGTAAGAACCATTCCGATTTCAGCAAAGATTCCGATTAAATCCGCAGTGATCTGCTGTGCGGTTTCTCCACCAAAAACTGAGAAAACATCCGCGAAGGCGACTGCAAGATTCCCTGCGATTTGCGAAATTTCAGAGCCGATATTGAACATATCTATCAGATAGTTCTTTATTCTTTGCGTGTTCTGCTTTAAAAACTTTTCGATTCCGCCTATAATGTTTTGCGCAATTGTTAATCCGATTCTGGCAAATGAGCCGGCAACTTGTCCAATTGCATATGCGAATGAATCGAAAAAATTATTTGCTGCTTTAGCAACTTCTGAATCAGTGAAGATATCCTTTAAAGATTTCCATATGGAATCGAGATCCTTTTTTATTCCGTCAAGAATTGGTTCGTAATCTCCTAATCCATCCCAGAATCCTTTTGCGATTAACTTAGCCAACTGTTTAAATCTGTCGATTATCTTTTTTAGCGGTTTTGACATTTTATCAAGAACTGTCTCACCCTCTGCCAATTTTCCATAATCAACATTTTGTACAGCATCTTTCATCTGATCTGCAAGTCCGCCGGTTGCGCCCGGTACTTTTGACGATGAATCTGTGCTTTTATCCGTTGAGTAATTATTTATTTCGTCAAGAGGACTAAGATATCCTTTTGCCGCCTTAGTAGCTTTCTTAGTTGCATCTGCTGTATCATTTGTCGCATCTGCCAGCTTTTCGGCATTGTTGGCAGCATCTCCATATTGGTCTGCCGTATCAGCTATTGCATCTGTTCCGACAAGACCTGCACCACTTGTGCCTGTCTGGCCAGATGATTTCTTTCCGGTGATTAATTCCGTAAATGACTTGAAGGCATTTGCCAGAGTTGCCAGTTTGCCCAGCAAAATATTAATAACTCTCAAAACAGGAGTGAAGAGATTGATTAATCCCTGTCCAACTGTCGCCTTGAGAGATTGCAGCTGTAACTGCATTACTCTTACCTGGTTCGCCCAGCTGTCTGAAGTACGGATAAAGTCACCAGATGCGGCAGACAACTGTTTCTGTACAAAAGCCAGACGAAGAGCCACTTTCTCCTGCTCGGTCATAGCAGATGTGGTTTTCCCGTATCCATTAGCCAATGCATATTCATCAAGTGCATTTTGAGTCATTACAACCCCAATATCTTTTAATGTTTCTGTTTCACCAGAAAATACAGACTTTAACTTGATATATGCTAAATCCTGACTAATATTGTAAAAAGAAGCTACATCTCCTGCTAACTGGGTAAGCTGTGTTGACATATCGTAGGCCTGTGATTCCGTAAAATTAAACTGTTTTGCCATTGATCCAAATAAGCCTACATATTTTTTTGCCATTGTTTCTGACAAGCCTGCTGTCTTTACTGCTTTTTTTGAAAACTCGTTAACTTTTTCAGTCATATTTGGAAAAACTACATTCACAACACTTTGAACTTCGTTTAAATCTGAACCAAGTTTTGTACACTCTTTTCCAAACTGCGCCAGTTTTCCAATTGCGAATACTCCGCCAATTAGTACGCCTAATTTCTTTACTACGCTACCAAGCCCATTGAATGATTGCCTAATTGCCGATACGCCGTTTTGTACACCTGATGTGTCCATTCTGGTATCAATAATGACTGAGCCATCAGCAGCCATGTGTCCACCTCCTAACTATTTGAGGTTCAACATCTCATTCAGCTTATCTTTATAAGCTTGCTCCTCGTCGCTGAGACGTGTTTTTATGTCAATAATATTCTTGTTTTCCTGATAGAATTTCTTTTCCCATTTATCAAGTTTTTCGCCCTTTGCTTTTTTTGACCGGATTCCAACTACGGTATTAAAAAGGCACTCGCCAGACTCCATGAAATATCCAAAGAACGTCCACCAGTGCATGTATGGAACGGCTCTGATTTCTTTACCGGCAACTTTGTTTACAGCCGGAACGATCATATCTCCATCCTGTTCCCAGTCCATCAAACGAGGTTTGGGCTTGTTCGGGTTATCATCGAATTGGCCACAATCAATAAACTCGCAAGCTTTCTGGCAAGCTTCTGTAAGATGTTCCAGGGGTATGCTTTGCCAATTCTCGAATAGAATCTGTAACATAACAACTGCTTTTGCCTGCTCATCCAGTTCTGGGTCATTCATGGCGACCAGAATATCAATAATTACTCGAAAATCTGTCCTAATAGAAAAATCCACCCCACTTATGTTTAGTGAGGTGGGAAGCTCATAGGCGGTCATTTTGTATACTTCTCCGTATACTTATTGACTGCTGCCTTCATTTTCTTCTTTCTCTTTTCGATTTCCGGTGCAATTGCTTCTACGATTTTATCCAGAACGATGTAAGCGAAAACCTGGCCATTTCCGAAAACAGTAGTCGCTGTGATTGGCTCTTTGAACAGGTCTTTTGATGCTTCGTAGCCAAGAAGATAGTTGATTTTGTCTTCGATCTGTTTATTCAGTTCAGCCATTTCTTTACCAGAAGTGACTTTCTGAATAGAATCTTTGAATTGTTCAAAATATTCTGTCAGTTCCTCTGCGCGTGCTGCTACATTGATATCCGTCGGGTTCAGTTTGAAAGAGGAAAAAACTTTGTCTTCGTTGTTGGTAAATGTAAAAATGAGAATTCCATCATCAATTTTGGTATTAATTACTTTTGCCATTTGGCGTGTCCTCCTTGCATATGTGTTTATTCACTGTCGGCTGTGAATGTGCCGGAAGTAATGTCGAATTTTCCTTTTACACGTTCTCCAACGTAGTTCACTGTAAATGGAATCTGATAACCGGATGTATCGCCGCCGTAGGAGGTCGGCACAACATGGCAATCCTGCTTGTATGCTTCGTATTTACCGGCTGTTGCTTCTTTCCAGAGGTGTACTTCAACTGCACTTGTTTTCAAATTATCGTCTTTAAGACGTTCGTCAACGATCTGCTGAAGCTTTTCGAACAGATCTGATGTGGTATCTGCATAGAACGGATCAGCGTCAGAAGAAGCTTCATAGCCATTGTGTTTAAACGTGGATTCTCCAAGAATGTTTTTAGAAGTTTCAGTATCTGGATTGAGGTCGATATTGTACTCTTCCAGATCTTTTCCGAGACGCTCATATTTCGGTGTCAGTCCTCCACAGAGAGAACCTGAATCAACGTAATGAGCCATATATTTACGGTCAATTTTTCCTGTAACTGGCATAGAAATGTCCTTTCTGCCTATAACTTTAAAAGGCTGTGTAGGTTAGCGACTATCTCCAATTGATAGCCGGTTGTTACTTGTTATATTGCTTCGTAAGTATTTTCGTAGCGCACCGACAATGGTAACAACCAATCCTGTACGCCACTCTCCTGCGGTTCTAAACCATAGGAGTTGTCACGGGTGATACGTTTTATCACTCGCCCCTGCGAAAGCTCTGGAAACACATTTAAACGCGTCTCAGAGCCATTTATAATAACTGGTTCCCGGCATATCCATTTACCGAGATTGTCAAGGAACTTCTGAACAGATAGTTTCTGCCTTTCTTTGTCAGATGCTGTGCGATATACCACGTAAAATGGGTACTGGCATACCTGGTGCATTACGCCACAAACATCTTCTTTTTCTGAATAAATCAAAGCTCCATTATCTGCCGAGAACGCAATTCCTGATTCCTTGCCAAGTTCTTCAAACTTGATTGTTTCATTTTCATACAGTCCCGGATACTGGTTCAGAAGTGCTTTCATGGCATCTGTCAGAATTTCGTATCCGGTTGCGTCTTTTCCGATAGGTTTATCTGCTATGCCTGCCACCTCCTGCCTGTGCTTTTACTTTGCGAACCCATGTGTCACCATATTGCCGTTTAGCGGCATCAAACCACTTTGCCTGTGCCCGTGGGTGAGCCTGTTTGGTGTATTCAAGATTTTCCTTTGCGGCTGTCCGGCCAGAAAACTGACTAACGAGAACTTTCTTTGCTCCACGTCTTGCGTAGGGACTTCCAGTTGCTTCATCAACCATTCCTTTCCCCTCGTACAGAAAACGTCCATAAGGAGCCGCCGCCGCGCATACTTTCCCAGTTCCTTGTAAGGATGTACTCTCAACTCTTGTTCGGTTGATAAAGTCCCCTGTAATCATCGGCATAAACGGCACCATACTGTCCATAACCATTCCATCAAGGAGATACTGGGCTTCTTGATACTGCCTTGAGAACCTGTCCATATTCAGTTTGATTTTCATATCTCCATCGACTATGGAGAATCCTTTGAAATGATGAATTTTACTCATATCACTTACCCAAAATCTCAAAGTGTGGAATCAGTGTGTACGGACCGCCTACACTGGTAACCTTAAACACGTTATCCTTGTTCTCGTTCATGTACTGGTAGAATCCGTTTCGATAATCACCATCAGTTACTGCTCCACCAGTCCATTCACCCTCCCAAAAGAATGATTCGTCCGAGAATGTGATAGTATCTTCCAGAGCATTGTTAATCTGCCTTTTCCACTCCTTCGAAGGCACCCATGGGAGAATCTTGCCATCTTTATCGGTAATGGTTATATCACCGTTCTGAACAGCATAACGAACGTGCAACTGTGCGTTGTCAGTTGCGTCTGGTCCGTACTTTTTAAGGATTGCTCCCTTGTCCGTAATGAGATCAACGCCGGATAGCACGTGAGGATACCAGTACGCATCTCCTGTCGTGGCTGATTCGTAATAGTCAAAAATCGTCACCGTTTTTTCGTACATGATACCCTCTCCTTAATATTATTCTTTCTGCGTTGTCTGCTTAATAATCTGATTCACGCCAGTAGCCGATAATCCGTTAAACATACCGACCGCAACCGCTGTGATATAATCCGTTGCCGGGAAGTCCGGGATAACTCCCATCCCGACAGCTCCGAGAATGCCACCAATAACCGCCATGATCACTGGAATCCATTCATCAGAGATTCTTTTTGATGCTTTACAGCCCATTCCTACGATGTAGCAAATCATAACGATTGCGATGCATGAGCCAAGTGTTGAAATGTCCATAATCATACCTCCAAATCAACTTTTTCCATAACTGCCCTTGCTTCCAGAACAGCAATATAATCCGTCATTGCTCTTACCTGCATATTGTAAGTGCTTCTCGGACAAGTAGGAGTAAATGGGAGTTCCCCTTTGTCCCACTTTTCAAGCATATTCGCAAGTTTCTTATATCGAACAACCACCTGCATATACTCTGCCTTAAAGCGTTCCTTGTAATCTGCACTGTTCATCATTTCAACTGTCTGTTTTAATTCCATTATTCAGATACCTCCTTAAATTCTTCTTCAAACTCATCCTTTACCATTGTATCGAAATACCCTTCTTCATCACGCAAGACGTAGTCTCCGGGCTCTACGAGTACCGAATCAACTCTTTCGCCATCTCTAAATAGAGCAGGATATGCAGAAATCTCAATGTGCGGCGGGTTAAGATTATTATTAATTTTTACCGAATTGCCAACAAACTTCTCAATTTGAGCTATGCTTTCAGGAGTGGTAAAACACTGAATAGCTTCAACTATAGTCGGTTTTATTCGTACATATTTCATACTCACACCCCCGCATAAAGAATCGGTATTCCATCATCCGTCCTTACTCCCATTAGAAGTGGTAAAGCTGTTTTTAAGAGCAAGTCGTTCGTTTTCTGTATATCTCCAGCGGCGGCATACACTGCGCTCCATTCCTTTGCACCTGCTCCAATCTGTTGAGGTGTGGCGTAAGAAATTGATTCACTGCCAGATGATACAGATGTTACAATGCCTGTTGAGATGTTCCCGACATTTATGTCGGTTACATTTGCCGATGCCTGATTAATAGCATTCTTTTTAGCAAGCTCAATCTGATACATTAATTCAGCCAATGAACAGACTGCCTTTTTGATACGCTTCTGTGAGCGTTCGTTTGTTGGCAGTCCGTCCACCAACCTGTCAAATGTCATTGTATCCACAAAATCACTGGCTCTTTCTGCCAGTCGTGGAAAGTCGGTTTCTGGCACGACATTGCCGAATGATTCTGTATAGAATTTATAATCTGCATAAGCCATGCCAATCACCCCCTACGTTTATGATTTCGCTGTTACGCTTGCACTTCCGGCATTCAGTGCCTTGTATGTTCCGTCACACTCAACCACTGTAATCTTCTGCCCGGTTGCTGCCTTAATGTCGGCTTTTCCGTCCCATGTAGTCCAGTTTCTGAGATTCTGGCCATAAGTTACAGCTGTTTCAGATGCACCAACTTTGTACTTGTACACATTGTTAGCGTTTTCTTTAGCCGGGTTTACAGTGATTTTTGTATCACCAGTTGCTGTTCCTGCCGCAGATGCTACTGTCAGAGTGCCAAGCGTTGGTGTCTCATCAATGGTAATTACTGCGATTGCATCAATGTACTCCGCAAAAAGAGTCAGTCCCATAACTGCGAACGCTTCGGAAACTGCTGTGTGGTAGTTGCCCTGAGTGTGGAATCCGATCAGGTTTGTCTCGCCAGATACGGTGTATACAAGCCCTGCTCTTGCGAAGTCAGATTCGTTCGGGTCAACATAATACAGAACGATGTTCTCGACAGGTGTTGCAATAACCTGTCCTCTCGGGATTTCGCTGTCAGACAGTAAAAAGATTGTGTTGAATCCCATAAAGTCTTTCATGTACTGGAATCCGAACTGGTTCTGAATAGTAATTTCAGCTGCTCCGAGGTATTCATATACGTCCAGAATGTTGACAAATCCAGCGACGCCAGTCACATTTCTGTGCATCTGCTTGAATTTGTTCTCAACACGACCCTTAGCCATTGCCAGAGCCATCTGGAATGTAGTTTCTGTGGAAGTAAGTGTACCGGTTTTCAGATAGTCATAGAATCTTCCGGTAACATCAGTCTGAAGCTGGAAAAGGAACTCATCGTCAGTCATCTGAACAGCGTTCTCATAACCGTGATCCTTGATTGCTTCAATAGATACAGCCTTTGCGTACTTCTCGATAGTCATTTCCGCATAGTTCTTTTCTTTTACAGTAAACTTGCTGTAAGGGATTTCCTCGCCCTCTGCCACTTTTCCGCTCTGTAAAGTACCTTCTGCATACTTAGACTTGAGTACAGCACCCGGCTGTTTTTTGATAGGTCTCATGATACCCAGAATATCACGTAAGTGCTGCCAGTTTCTTTCGAATCTGGTAACAAAATCAATCTCACGTGCTTTTACCTGAATATCATTTGTCATAATAAGATTAGCTTTTGCTGCCATATAAAATCCTTTCTACCCATAATTAATTATTAAGGCATTGGGTTAGCGGCTATACTCTGGTGTATAGTCGGTGTAAAAAATCACTGGAATAACTGGATATTCTGAGCAATTGCAGCTTGTCTCTCGGACGGGTCTTTGATCGCTTCGATTTCCTTCTTTGTCATGCTTCCCGGTGTCTGCTGCTGTCCAATCCGCGGTGCTGCAAATCTTGCCTGATTCTGCTGAGCCTGCTGCTGAGATTCATCCACAAAAGCGGATGCGTCAGACTGCTTCATCTGTTCGATCAGGTCATTTAATCCGAGAATTTTACCGTCTTTCAGTTTTAATCCGGCTTCTTTAATGTCTGCCATAACAGACTTCTTTGCAGCTTCACTGGAAAACTTAACATCGTCGAGTGCCGCTTTGAGTGCATCTGAGAAATCACGGTCGTAGATTTTTGCATTGAATTCTTTCTCTGCATCTGCCGCTTTCTGTTTCCAAGTCTCTAACTCGCTTTTGACATTTGCCGGGTCGATACCGTCAAATCCTTTTAAAGTTTCTTCTGCTGTTTCAGCGCGTTCTTTCCAGTCGTCACGTTCACCCTCGACTTTCGACAGAGTTTTCGCTACTTCCTTTGTGTTCTTGTAATTCTCAGAAAGTGCTTTCTTTACATCTGCCTGTTTATCCTCCGGGATTTCAATTCCAAATGATTTTAAAGTGTCAATAAGTTTCTGCATAACATCCTCCTGGTCGTATTTATTGACCTGCCGCCGCAGGTAAATGGATTAAGCCAGTTAGACCACTGGCAGGGTAATCGGAAAGGCAGGAATCGAACCTACGGCACATAGCTTATAAGGCTACTGTTCTACCACTGAGCTACATTCCATCAACCCGGATTCCCGGGTTAGCAAGGTGTTTAACGTGTCATGCCTGCCACGAGTTGTTTCAGATATTTATTTCTTTTTTTAAAAGAAAAGCGTGAATAACAAAAACCTTAATCAAGGAGGTGAACCATCTTGCATGCCAGATGACAAATACGCACGACAGGATTCGAACCTGTTTAACTTTCCATTAAAGCGTGCGCACCAGCTACAAAAATTAAAGAAAGGAGGATTAAAACGAAAATGTCAAAAACAACCGTTTTATTTGTGCTTCCTGCTGCACAATTACATTATAACAGATTTCTTTCAACTACCTCTCTACCACTTTTGCATTTTTAGAGCATATCACGGAGTTTTTCCACGTATCTCTTGACAAGGTCGCGTTCTTCCCGACACTCTGCGTCCTTGGACATATCGCTCATTTCTGTTGTGAGTTCGTCCAGATGTTCTTCCAGAGCGGCGAGCATCTTTCTTTTGCAGTCTTCAGATTTGCCAGAACGATAGCTCTGCTTCTGTGTCATATAGTCGTCATAAGCATCTCGCCCGTCAGAGCGGCTGTAATGCCCTCTAACATAATGCTCGCCACGTCTGGCATAAGAACTACCCCGGTCGTAATCCGGCATCATTCTGCCATCATTTGAGCTATATCTCCCCATGCTGTCACGTTTTCTTCCACGTTCGCTGTAATCGTCATTGTATCCACCGCGCATCTCATCAAGGACAGTGTTGTAGTACTCTACTTTCTTATCCCAGTATTGCGTGTTCTTTATGTCTTTGTACATATCAATCAGTTTGTATGTCATTTCCAGATTTCCAGTAGTCAGTCCATTATCAGCGATTTTGGAAAGCTCATCTTCGATTCTTGCACATAAGTCTTTAATATCTCTCATAACTGCACCTCCTACGCTTCTCTGGTCACGACAATGTTCGCGTTCGCAACAGAAACAGCCTGATCGCTTGTGTTCTCTACCGCGATATTAACGCAACAGCCACGAGGTACATCAATATAGATACCAGAGGACACATTGTTGTACTGATCTACTGCTGCCGGCGTGGAAATCATCTGTGAAGATAATACAGGCTCACCAGAGATTGCAATTGCCAGAGAAATAGCTCCGACAGTACCGCCTGTTGGAATTGCGATATTACCAGAAAAATCCACGAAGAATCTCGCTTTACACTGGTTAGTCAGTCCTCTTAGCGTAATAATTCCGCTTCCCTCTCTGTGCTGAATGCAGTTAGAACCTTTAACTGCTGTGTTTGAAAATACTACGTTTCCATTTGCTGCTACAGTCTGAGCAGATATACTTATAAATTCTGCCATAAAAAATACTCCTTTCATATCACAAAAGGACAGGTCTCAGCCTGCCCCTCTGTGTAATACGGCATAAGCCGACATCCGAAATCAATCGAAAGATACTCTCGATATGAAGTTATCAACAATTACATCCAGTGTTGCATCCGCATCCGTAATATGTGTTCGGATTAGGAACCTGATATGCCGGAATCGGTGCTGGATTAATCGCATTAATAAGCTGCTGTGTCTGTGAAGCCATTGCAGTTGTGAGCAGTGCACTCTGGCGATCCTGAGATGCAGCACGTCTGAGATCATTGTTTTCAGCCTGCAGGCTAGAAATCTTTTCATTGCAAAGATAATCAAGAATAGCTCTTGTTCCAGCGTTCTGGCTGTCAATAATGTCTCTTGTATTGCTGTTCATGGTGTTCTGCAATGCACAGGTGTTCTGTGCCATATTGTAATTTACGCCCTGAATTGCTTCTCTGGTTTCGCAGCAACAGTTCGCAAGCTGTGCCTGTAAAGCATTGGTATTCTGCATATTAGCCACAGTATCGGCATTAATAGCCTGCTGGATTCCGAAGCCGGTCTGCATGATGTTGGTGTTGATTCCATTGAATCCAGTAAGCATACCGTTATTCATGGCATAAAAGCCATCGCACAGGCCACTGTTGATTCCGTCAAGTTTGCTGATTACTGCGGAGTTATCGAATCCTCTCTGAATGTCTGCCTGGGTAGCTGCTGTGGCTGCATATCCGCCGCCGTTGCCATTATTGCCCCAGCCGTTGTTTCCCCATCCACAAAATACGAACAAGAAAAGCACGATAAGCCACCATGCGCCATCTCCACCAAACATGCCGTCATTATTTCTACCGTTTCCAGTAGCAGCGGCAATATCTGCTAAGCTATAATTTCCATCCATAATATAGTCTCCTTTATTGTGTATTTACATCAACCTGGCCAGATTGTAATGTACTATTTCATTCCTTTCAACATGTGCTGAAACTGTCCTGCCATCTGCTGAACCTGATTAAGTTGTTGCTGGGAAATCCGTCCAGACTGTAACATCTTTTGGACTTCTTCCTTCGGGTCTCCCTTGAAATTCTGCTTAAACTGCATAAACTGCTGTATCATCTGCATTGGCCCGTTTCCCTGCGGCATCCCACCACTGAGGGCATTGAATAATGGATTACTCATCTGCGTTTCCTCCCTTGACCGCTGATTCCTGTACGGTATTAGTTCTAACAGGTTCAGAAAATGAATTTAATCGGTTTATGATAGCTTCGTATTTGCCCTTTAAATCGTCATATTCCTGTCTGGTGACGTATTTACTGTCCATGTTCTGAACAGGCTGTTTAGGTGGCATCTGAGTGCCTACTTCATGATACTCAAACGTCCGTAATGGCTGTGGCATACCGGAAACGTCCGTGGATTTTATATAAAATTTCTCTGATTCTGAATCCATTAGTAAAACACTTGTCCCGGGTGCTACCAGATAGGATTTTGCACCGACTTCTCCAGATACCCATAGGATTCCATTATTATTCTGGGGTTGCTGTACTGGTTGAGCTGGCATCTGGACAGGCTGCTGCTGAAATTGATTCATCTGTCCCGGAACGCCAAAACTATATTGATAAGGATTGTTATATAATGCCATCTTATGCACCGCCTTTCTGATTATATTTTTGCATAGATGTATCAATCTAAAAAGTTCAAAAAAGTATCGAAAAAGTATTGTACAATAACGCACATAGATTTATAATTGAGAAAAAGGAGGGATTAACATGGCAACAGAAGCGCAGAAAAGAGCGGTGAGAAAGTATGAGAACAACAATTATAGACTGAATATTGTCTTTCCAAAAGGAACTAAAGAGAGGATTGAAAAGCTCGGTCTCGGCAAGAGCAACAGTGCCTTTATCCGGGATGTTGTTCTGTCAGAACTTGACAGGCTAGAAAAAAAATAAAAATAACGCACATATACGCTTGACATATAACGCACATAGATATATAATAAAGACAGTTAAAGAAAGTACATTACATAGCCCCACGAGGAATAGAGAGGAGTCAGAACAAAAATGATTAAAAGAGTAAAACTTGAAACTATTTACAAAATGGCTAAAGAAGATAACGAGGAAATAAAAGCTCGTAAACTTTTCCCGGACGGATGGGATGAAAAAGTCTACGATTATTATAACAAATTGTCGAAAGATTCATACGACGTTGAAATGTTCATGGGATTTCTGGGTGGTGAAGATTCACCGCTAGAAATGGCGTACGCATACAGGAGAAACATGTATATCATGCTGTACACAATGAACGCAACAGATACGATGGCATTTGTGGATAGCGAATATGATATATTCTACATCGTATCAAAAGACGGTGATGAGTATAATAGTTGGGAATGGTGCTTCACAAACAACATTGACCCGATCAAATACAGGGGGTGACGATGGAGACGAATCGGTACCGGAGTGGCTCATAAAAAAATATGAAGAACAAACAAAATCAGAATAAAAATAAGCCCCTGGGAAATAGTCCCGGGGCTTTTATTGTTGTCTTAACACACTTTAATTATTTTATTATTCACCCTCCGGCTTAACCGTTTTGCCGTGGATATACTCACGTTCATTTGTTCGGCGCAGTATTCGAGCGTATGTTCTTTACATCTCAGCCGGAACAACCTTTCTTCATCCGGTGTGAAATTACACTCTAACAAGAATCTGTCTATATCTTTCTTAGTGAACACATATAATTTCATGAGCATACCCCTTACTAATGCTAACGTTGATTCTGTGCAAGATAATTTGTAAGCTTCTGTTTTGTTTTTTTTAATTCCTCGACGTTATTCCCACTAATCTGGCTGTCCAACATGGTTGATAGCACTTCCAGAATTAATGAATCTCGTTCTGCGATTCTCTGAAGGCTTTCATAGTCTCGTCTATCATGTTCTTCCAGTGTCTCTACTCGCTTATTAAGTCGAAATGCTGGAGTAATCCATTTAAAGATTACAGCCGCCGCCCCTCCGACAATAGACACCCCTCCGCAGATAGAGAGGAAAATCTGTATAAATTCTGATATGCTCATTTATTCTCCTTTTCCCAGTAATATACCGGGATCTCATTACCGCTATCCCATGTATCGAAATATTTGCCGTCTTGTACTGTCACCGCATGACCATCTATGCAGAGGATATACGTGCCGGTCGGATGGTCTGTACAAAAGTCATTGACTGTATAGATATATCGTTCTGACTGTTCAATCAGTTTGCGTCTGTACCCATGCTTATAGAGGTACGCACCCCAGACATAATTTGCACTTGGCATATCTGACAGAGTGCACGCCTGTATCATTAATCCAGTGAATACTGTTTCCCAGTCCCGCCCGGTCGCTTTGCATATCGCCCGGACAACGCAATCTCCTGTTCTCTTATCCTTAACAGGATTCGGATTGAAATATTCCCATCTATCCATCAGTCAATCCCCTTTGCTGTTTTATAACGTTTTGCCGCTCCTCTGGCTTTAGCAGCGTTCTGACGGTTCCACTTAGCAATCATGAGCCGGTCTTGCAGTTCTCTCAAGTCGTTCTGCTTGCAGTAATCTTTGTATGCAGCATTTTGTTTCTGCAAAAGATAAGACTTCCGGTCAAGGTCTTGTTGGAGCGCGAACTTTGCCTTTTCATTCGGTGCATTATCAACTCCTGCTTGCAGTCCAAGGACTTCACGCTTTGTTTTGCGAATTCTTCGCTCGTAAGTACGTTGCCGTTGTTCTTTTTCGTACTGCTTGCCTTTGTTGGCTTTGTCCTGTGCTGATAGTCCTGCATAGGGATTAAATTCTCCGTCACTTGCCCCAAAGCTATGCCGACAGTTGACGCCTGACAGTCCGCTTGCTGTTCCGTATCCGGTCAATGAAAAAGGTGGAAATTTCTTACTCTTGCCAGAACGAGAGTATATCTTACCTTGCCACCATGAGTGATTGCCCGGATTCTCGCCTCCGTCGCCCGTCCTCGCTCCTATGTGCGCACTGACCAGAACTAAATCCCAGTTCATTTCTTCCATGCGTTTGAGTGATATATCTCCCGTAGCCTGAGCCACACCAGTTCTGACAGAACGTGCTACTGCGGTTTCGATTGTGTCTTTTCTACCAGATGGATATGTGACGGTAACGCCATCACTCACAACGTTGTTAACTGCTTCTTTGATGGCTTGCGTATACCCAACCGCCCCAGTCATTACATGATTATATGCAAGGTCGCATTGCTCAATATAGAGCCTCTGAGCGGCACTTGCGGTGGTTCTCGTGAAGTTCTTCCACTCGCCCATGGTTGCAAGCATATTCCGCTCCATGAGCCTTATCATAGATGGTGACTGTTCGAGCGGTACAGGGCTTAGTCCTGCCGCCTTATATATCTTATCATCGTAATTCATGGCAGTGATTCCGGCATCTTCAAACGCTTCCAGAAGCTCCTGCTGTTCGCGTTTCGTGTATCTGGATAGTTTTGCCAGAATGTCCTCTAGCAGTTCGCCAGATTTCTGTAACGTTCTGATTCTCCACGCATCAGCATTGGTCAGAATATAATCCTCACCTCTGCCGATTCTTGCCATCATTCTCGATACGATCTCAGAGATGATATACTGATGCAGTTCTTCTGCAATCTGTTCACTACCCTCTGTTATTCGGCGTAAATATTCTGGATTAAGCATAGTATATCACCTCTTTCGATAAATGTTGTGGTACATGTTTTAAAAATATGCTACAATCAACCTATTAAGGAGGTGTCGCAAAATGTTTTTAAAACTGAAAAATTATTGTACTTGTGGATGCTGCTATTACGTAAATGAACAAATTAACACGGAAAAGGTAATTTGTCCAAACTGTGGCAAAGAGCATCCGTCTTCATCACAAATTATATCTATGCTTCGTATAGCTAAGTGTATTAATGATGGCAATGTCCCTGGTGCAAATACAGTGAGGACATTTGTTGTATCTAAGCAAGAAGATTCTGGCTGTTAATAATGTTATTGTAAAGTGGAGAGGGGGTTTAATCCTCCCCACTTTTTTTGCTTAATTCACTAAAGCCCTCTTTAGTTTATTCACGAATCTCGTTTCCAAACATCTTAAATTCCCATCCGCTTGCTTGCGTTGGATTTGCTTTTGCACTATTTCCTGTATATATAAGCATAGACGGAACATCACCGACTAAAGCATCAATCTGAAATGAATTCTTAAACCAACTGTTCTTCATGATGATATTTGCATCAGTGAAATCAGAATTATTCGCCTTGTGATATGATGCATCCCTTGCAATCGTAGGGGCAGACGGATTCAAATTCGTGCTTTCAAATACACAACTATCAATAATGACCGTTTCGTGCTTTCCTAATCCACCGCCCAACGCCTTGTTAATATAAGTTCCGCTTGTCCCAAGCGCAGTGTTATCTAACACAAATTTGCAGTTTTCGTAGTGATGTTTTACTGCGTTATCCATTCCGTTGCTTTCATCGTGCATCGCATACACGCAGTTTTTTGCTAGTACATCTATGCCGTATATCTCGAAATCGTTGGCAACACTCCATGTGTCGATTGGGGAAAAGAAATTATACACATCAGTTGTATTTGTTCCAGTATAATTGCATACGATTTTTGCCCCGTGTTGGAAGTAGTAACGGTTTCCTCCACCGACAGGAATTCCCCTGATTTCGTAGCTTCTTAATGCATCTACAAATTCGTTTGTTATTGTGTATTCTCCTGATTTTATAATAACATCCAAATTCCCATGAAGAAAAGCCGCAAACATGGTATTATAAAAGTCGTTAATATCACCAGTATCTGAAATCGTAACGGTTTCTCGCCTTGTATACTGGATTCTAGGTTCATATGGCAACAAAGATTCTCCGTAATTGCACATGAAACCACCGACCATATTTCGTTTGAATGAAATCCTCACTAAGCAATCTTGCTGGGCTGCATAACTTTTGATGCCGTCAGCAGTTACAATAACGGTAGTTTTATCTGTGTCGAAAACCGTTATGCGTTTTGCAGTTGTGAACGAAATCGCCTCACCTGCTGAAATTGGAATCATGTTAGTGGTGTAGTAGGAGAGCTGGTCATCCCATACGCTATTTGCATTGGCTTTTATCAGCCCGACTTCGAGTTCTGATGTATCAACCATGTTCTTTCCGACTACATACGGAGTATTGTTCGCAATTTCATGAAAAAAATCTATGACCTCCGATGTTTCCAAAAACGCTCGACTCGCAACATAATTACCTTTAACAGCTTCACGATAAGGTTCATATTCAGTAGGGGCTGAATCACCGTTTAGAATAATCATAATAGTATCTATATTTGCTTTATAGATTGATACTCTTATATACTCAACACCATTTTCAACTGTAAATTCGGTAGTTTCGGCCGATGAATATGCAGTCGGTATTGCGTTTCCATTTGAATCAAACGAGCAAATAAAACGCATACTTTTTTCTGCTACATGAGCCGAATCCTGATAGTCCCAGCACTTTACAATATCATTTTTTTGGACACGGATAGCACCAGTAGTTATATAGTTAGTATTGCTTGGGTCAATAGTTCCATCTTTTTTTATATATCCTACTGAAATCGAATCTTTATCAAACCTATTGTCGCTCGCTTCTATTCCAGTTTCTGCCATATTTGCAGTGACCCTTACTATATCTTCCTTTAGTGAGCCAGTTTCCGTTTTCAGTGAAGCAACATCCGTCTTGTTCTGCTCGATCTGCCGTGCCTGTTCTGTGGTGGCTCCGGGCTTGACCGGATTCTTTTCAAGATACTCATTTACTGCATTTTTGATTTCTTCCGGCGAGATTTCACCGCCAATTCCTTTTAAACATAATTCGTATAAATACTTCTCTTTTCTCGTAATTGGCTTCGGGAGTTCGCCCTTGTAATCACCTGTCAAGTACGCAAGATATTTTTCTTCCCTTGTTACTGGTTTATCTGCCATCTTTTTACTCCTCTCCGAATAATGTTGGCTCGTCTGGCTGAGCTTCTTTGACCATTGCTCTCGCTTCTTCCTCGGTCATTCCCTCGAATTTTACGAAATACAACCACGCCGGAACCTTTCCAGTAGTCACATACTGCCACCATCTTGCACGGTCGTTTTCTCTGACATAAAGAATGTCTCCAAAATCATAATTGACTTCATAAGTTCCGACAGGCGCAAGTCCGTACAGGTCGGCGTAAACATTTAAAGCGTAAATAACTTCATTCAGACAAGATTCCAGTTTGTCACGCACGTCCTTGATGAACTGAACTGTTCTCTGTTGTTCTGCTTCTACCCCCGTAGCTGTCTGAATGCCGCTAGATTCGTTAAAAACAAAATACCCATTAGAGAATCCAATCTTGTACCCTAACTGGCTTAAAAGGGCATTTATGCCGGCTATGCGGGTATCCGTGTTGAGCTGTGGATTGATTTCCTGATAGAACTCTTTCTCAACCTGTCCAAATACATTCTTGACAAAGTGTGGTAAGTTCATCTCGTTTCGCCTGTTCTCCATACCCTGTGGTGACATAGCTGATACAGGTGTGCCGCTCGGCATCAGCAGCCTATCATCTGCCAGAACAATCTTCTGAGAATCAAAAATTTCTCCGGCATTACGGCTGTATGCAATGTCAAGGTCTTTTAATTCTTCAATAGCTTCTGCAAAAATTGGAAGCCCCAATGGGGTGCTAATGTCCACATTGTTCGCCTGTGGTGTCCGTAATACTCCATACAGAGGTCTGTCCAACTTCTCTCCATTCGCTTTGAGTATTGGTGGCGTGTCTGCCATAAGGTCAGCCCATTTGGTCTGTTTAAGGTCGATTTTATCGCCGATTGACTGAGGTGATTTTGATACATAAGCCCTGTTTGATACATAGTACGGATAGGTTGTCACACCATCCATGGTGGTCTCAACAAAACGATGATATTCAAGCCGTGTATAATATTTCCGGCCAACAGTGTAAGAATCCTTAAATATAATCCCTTTAATCTCCTGATTGTCATAATCCACGATCATCACATCTGCCGGCGTAAATACATCAAGGCTCTCACCGTTTGGCTTAATAAACACCGTTCCATAAGCACAGCCATATTCTACCCAGTGCCGAATCTGGAAATACACTTCATCAATCTGTTCCTGTAGCCACGTAGCCCTTGCAGAACCGTCTATCTGAATGCCGATCGCCAGCGTTGCGAGCCGAGCTGTTTCTGAGCAGACAGATTTAGCAAAATTGATCGTCTTGATATTATTCTTATCATCCAGCCATTCCGGCGCACCTCTGTAAATGTTCGCGCACCGGTTAATCAGCGATTCCATCTCTGGAAATTCTGCTGCCTGAATGTTGAAGTCCTCTTCGGCTTGTTTTTTGAATATCATATTAAACCACCTTTTTAGTGTTGTTATAAGTCCCATTATGCACTGTAACCTCTCCTGTTAAACAACGGCTCATAAGCATATCTAAGTGCCGAGATTGCATGATCATCTCCGTCAGGATAACCACTTATTACATTTCCCTCTTTGTCCCGATCGTACTCATATTCTGTGATTTCTTTATATGCGTTCGGTGTTCGCTTCGGGTCAATGACTATAGTCTTTGTCTGTAAGAATTTGAAACCATACTCGATACTTCCCGGTCCTTTGATTGCTCCTCTTGCAGGAAGTCCGGCATCCCGGAAGTCATTCACAGACTTAGGTTCCGCAGAATCACATATCATTGTGTAATCGTCATAGCCTTTTTTCTTGATCCAATCAGCAGTCTTAGAGTTGCTCCATTTATTTACATACAGCTCGTCAATCAGATATATCTTCTCTCTGGCAGAATCATAATAAGTTCGGAGATAGCAGAAGGCATCCGGGTACCATCCATAATCTACACCAGCGAAAATGCGGTCCATGTGGCTGATCTCTTCGTCTGTAATATCTCTGATTTCCAGATACTCAAATACGTTTCCACCGTCACCATTCGGGACGCCCAGGTATTCATGCTCATAGGCTTCTGGGCGAATCTGTTTGAGATGTTCGGCATCGTCAAAAAACTGTTGTCCAAGCCATTCCTTTGGAACCGTTCTGTAATCAGAAGAATGAACATATCTGTCGTCTCTCTGGATTAATACTTCCTCATTCATGAAGTTATGTCTTGTTTTTGGTGGGTTGAATGACATAAAAGTCCAGTAGTCTTTTCCACCTCGCATCGATGACTGCAAGATGCTTCGTACTTCTTCCATTCCGGTAAAAGTATCACATTCTTCCAGCCATGCAAAAGCAAAGTATCCGAATGGAGCTTTTAACGACTTTAATTTCATTCTGTCATCAACGCCACGAAACATTATAGTCTGTCCAGTCGGCATATATGTTATTTTCATTGGGCTGACAGTACATTTAAAATCACCATCAAGATGCAATGCTGATATAGCAAATTGCATCTGTGAAAAAACGCTATCTCTTAATGTGTTCGCTGTTTTTCTGAATATGATACAATGCTTATCTCTATTCTCTTTTCTTGTCATTAGCAATATAATGACAATGCTCACGAAAGAAGACTTGCAGCTTCCACGTCCACCTTTGAATACATAATAAGTATGTTTGTGTTCTAAAATATCTCTTAGCACATTATCGAAATTATACGGAAATAAATCATCTGCGGATATTTTCATACTGCTTCATATCTCCAAACATATCCATAGGCTGTGGGACGTCCACCCGAACAGCATCGAGAAATGGCACTATTCTTATAGCCTAACGCTCGCTCCACGTCCATAGTGCAGCCCCATGTTTTTATTATTTTACCATTGTATCTGTCTATCTGATTAACCCTTTTGGCTGAAACGCTTTTACTACCTCTATGGGAATCGCCAATTCTTCTTTTGGTTTCGTCTGAAAGCTTTCTTCCTGTTTGAGTTATTGCTCTTTTAGCTACAACTTCTTTTGTGTGCAGCCTATCGCCGAAATGAAGCTGCGTTGCTGTCTTACTCATTTTCTTCTTTGTACGAGCGCAGCGCTTCTTTCCGAAATTTCCACCACTGTCAAAATTAAATCCGTACTTTTCTTCATTGCTTCGATGTTCTGCAATGCTTTTTCGTTCAATTAATTCGGCTTCTTCTTTGGCGAGATTATCGGATATAATTTCATGCTTAATCCCTTCCCAACCATATTTTTTTATAATTTTGAAGAAATCATCGTTTCCGTAATATCCGCTGTCCCACCTTGCTTTTACTGTTTTGCAAGTCATTCCTATATACACTCTGCCATCAGGCACAGTATGTTTATATACTTTATATCTTCTCTCCGTTTCTGGTAAGTTCAATTACTATGCCCTCCTCTTTTTCTTCTTTCATTTCCGGTTCTGGGTTATCTCTCCATTTATCACGTTTTCTGTTTTTTAACCAGAATATTTGAGCCGTGGTATTCCCCTCAAGAGCATTTTTGAAAAGTGCATTTTCTACTAAGTAATCAGCTATTTCTTTCCCTTCTTTTAGGGACTCCGAAATCTCCGAATATTTCTTTTTCCATTCATATAATGTCGATGGGGAAATGCACATATTTTTTGCAATCTGCTCGTCAGTTAAACCATCTCTAGCCCAACCTTGTAAAAGTACTTGACCTTCTTGAGAAAGCCAATATTCATACTTTCCCGCCATATTAACCTTCTCACCTCCAGACATAAAAACGCCCTAGCATAGTTATAGTTATATATACTATAATACCATACTAGGGCGTACATAGCTCTCTACCACTTTTATAAATTTTTAAGTTTTTTTTTAAAGCCTGCCAATCAGTTTGGCCAGATGATAATATTCCGCCATGACCTTGCGCTTATATCCATAGAAGTCATTTTCCGTTGCAGGAACCGCCCTGATCTTTTCCATTGTTCGATATCCAATGCTATTCACAATACTGTCATAGATTTGCAATTCAATGCCGGGCGCATATTTGATAGATACCTGTAACAGATTGTATTTATCGCTTTCGCTAAGATTCCGCAAGTGACTTTGTAATGTCGGTATATCATCCGGCGGTACTCCGTAATCAATCAGTGTTGCCTTTCTTAACTTCATTTATTTCACCTTCTTCATTCAAGTTCCAGTCACATGGCATGCCTCGAAAACATTCTGGACAGTGCTCGTAGAATCCGCATCCTTTGCAATCTGCTGGCTGTCCAGTACAATATTGTTGTAATACGTGGTATGCTGATATGGCGAGCTGCGGGGTTATGTCTGGTGTAGGTTTGTTATTCATTTCTTCATCTCCTCCAGTTTCTTTACCGTTTTCCTGTAATCTCTGTTTGCAGACCGAAACATCATCAGAAGTATTTCAGATACAGGCCTCGCTCTGTTGGCTCGTTTGGCTTTCTTGGCACATATAAGTTCGTTTCCTTCTGGGACATATATTCCTACATGATACGGGATTTTCAAAAATACTGTTGCAGCTAATTCCCCTGGCATAACCAAATAATTGTAATCTCCAATGAAATTCAATCCATGGCCAGATTTGAAATCTTCAATAGATGACTTGATTTCATAGCAATAGCAATCACCTTTTTCTATCCCGGAAACACTATTGTTCACTGGAACAAATTTCATATAGTCCACTCTAACTGCATGGTTTGTAGAATAATCAAACGTCACCTCTTTTGCCCAGTAGATACGAGGATCGTTGTTCGGATTGATTTTCTTTTCAATCATGGTTGATAATTCTGCCGTAATCTCAGGTCTTGTCATTTTGAACCTCCTCCAACTTCTTCTCTATCGGATTAATAATCTCTTCCAATACCTGCTGCTCATAATTTTCTTTCCAAAATTTCTCTCTTTTCCAAAACGGAACTTTTTTAACTTCACCTATTAAATCAATACACGCCATTGCTTCCAGCATTCCCCAACATCCATCACAGGCTCTTTCATTGCACCACTTTGCAAATTCTTTAAATTTCATTTTTGAGTTCCTCCAGCTTCTTCACAGCTTCTTCACGGGTGAGAAATACTATTCTTCCAATATCTTCTAAACGGTAGCAGCTTTCTCCCATATCTTCTTTGCCTATTGCGTCAAACCTTACAGCACGTTCATTTTTGTAACAGAGAAAATGAATTTCTGAAACAGTCATCGGAATAATCGGTTGCTTGGCTCCGGCATTCACTCTATAAACCGTATCTCCGACATTACACGGCAATCTCACAAGCAATCCCTGTTCTTCTAAGTCTTCATAAACAGCAAGTTTCGTAAGAATTTTATCCGCAAACGGTTTTAATAATCCATCCGTAATTTCTTCTTTTGCAACTCCTGTACCATCAACATTTCTTTCTCTTTCTGTTAATCTCTCCATCTACTTCACCTCTTCCGTAATTGCATCAATACAATTATTCCAGCCGATCTTATAGCTCGGCGGTTTACCTCCTGCTTTGAAATACTCGCCGTTATAAAGCCCAGTTACTTTCATCTTCTCCGGCAGTGGCTTCAATGGACACCAATCGGGTCTTGATTTGCTTTCGCAATCATAATGTTCTTCTGTCATCAGAACTATATCATAATCCAAACAGTCAGCTAATTCACAATAACCCACATATTCAAGTTCGCCGCAATATGCAGTTCCGAACGGGCAATCATAGCAATTCTCTGGTGTATCTATCACTAATACTGATTTACTCATTTACTTCACTTCCTCTCAGCATTAGGCTCAACGTATTATATCCCGGGCAAGTCCTGACCCCATTTCTGGTATCTCTTAACAGGACGCAGTACGGATATAATGCCATGACCTCATAGACGTGTTCTGTGACGTCCTCACCGCGCTGGTCGATGTATTTGAAACATTTACCCGGTCTAAGAAAATATCTTGCACATACATACGCTTTTGTTCCGAATCTTACACTTGCACTGCTCATTTGTATTCCTCCTGTAATAATTCTTTATTGTCGAAAATGTTTCTGGTGATGATCACCTTTGCTTTCCGTTGTGTGTATCTATTCAATCTTCTGCCTCCCACTTAAGCCGCTGTCCGCATCCTGCACAATATTTACCAAATGGCTTTCCGATTCCTCTTACCGTTTTCATGCAAACAGGGCAGTCTGCTCTGTTTGTCCCAGGGTATATAATCGGTTTCTTAGGAATCTCTTTTGAAATTTTATCCACATCAAAAGCTGTTGGCTGTTCTTCTACTGCTTTCATGCAATTCTGGATCGCAAAATATACTTCCCTTGAAATTTTTCTGTCCTCAGCAGATTCTACATTGCTTGGAGATTCTTGCAGGGCATAATCGTTTAAATGTAATATCAACTTATCTGCATCAATCAGTCTCATGTTCTAATCCTCCTCGTATGGTTCTGGCAAGTGCATCCAGGCAATAATACTGTCCTCCACATAATATTGCGCTTCTTCCAAGCTATACCAGCCATGTCCAATTGGATATCCTAGTACAGTTCTCTTACAAGAGCCATATCCTACCATACAAACTTTTATTCCATTCTTAAACGTCACCAGATACCTTCCGTCTTCCTTCGGAAGTCTCTCACTGACCGGAATCCACCCATTTTCTTTCTCGTTATCCATATTTTCGATATAATCCATGATTTTAAGTCCCAACTCGTAAGCTGTTCCCTCGAAAGGTCTTCCATAAGGATTTATTGTCCTTTTTATGTAATCGTATATTTTATGTTTATCGCTCATGCTTCCACCTCGCTATCCTCTGGCATTTGAAAGATCATTTTGTTTATAAGTGCTTTTCCCATAGCTTCAGCCAGAAGTTCATTTTCTTTTCTGGCATTTTCATCGTATTCGTAAAACTTTTCGCCTTTTCCATGTTCTTCATATATATCTGTTTCGATCTTGGTTCTTTTTGGAGTGATTCTTGTAATCTTAACCGGAATAATTTTTCTATGTCGGAACGTCGATAACCACCCGCAATTCACCGTTCTGGCAATTCCGACGGTATCTCCTACCTTTAAATCGTCTCTGCTGATTTCTTTTAACTTAATATTCATTTCTCGTCCTACTTTCATTTACCCAAATGCTACCTGTCCGTTATTCTGTATATAAATCATCGGTGCAGCTTTACGCTCCATATCTCTCAATCAGCTCCTTATAATCATCACAAATCTGAATGTGATGCTTCTTTTCCAAATCATCAACCATTTCAGACAATGATGTTTTTCCAGAATTGATATCATTGATGTAGTTATTAATTCTTTTTACGGACTTCATGTAACGTTTCCATCCCCATCCATGTAATTCGTGCATTACATAGAACAAAATCACAAAATTCAGCACGTCAGACCAGTTCTTTCCATCCTCGAACCCATCATCAAAGGCTTTTAACTCCATCTCTTTTAACTCTTTCTGGCAGTTCTGGATAGACTGTGCGAACATATGAGATTGTTTATTTGTATATGGAATGAATGCTTTCTTTTTCTGCTTGATTTTTAGGCTTCCCATCCAACAAACCTCCTTATGTTTTCTGTTAAAGCATCAAACTGTTTTAACATCTTCCGGCATCCGTTTCTAGTCACCTGCATATCTTCAGCGGAGTCATCTATCCAATATTTGCCGTCAATCAGATAGCTGTTATCCAAGAATGTACGGAATCTGCATTTTGTAAGTCCGAATTTATTCATGATTTCTCTTTGTGTCAAGGACTCTACAAATTCACCGTCTGCTGCAACAATGTCATAAAGTTTCATTTTATCTCCTTGTTTATCTTTCTTATTCCGTACCCAACTGGAGTATATGCCCTGTCGGTACTGGGGTGGTTCGTCTTGAGCAAACCATCATCAACCAGATTATTGATATGTTTCCAGACCGTAGCTCTCCCGGCATCCACCCTTTCAGAAATCTCTGTAATCGACGGTGCATATCCAACCAGTTTGATATAACTGACAATATACATATATATTTCTTTTCTGAGAGCCTGTCCCTGTTCGTATCTATTATTCGTGTTGTACATTCTTTATCAATCCTCTCTGCTTAGAACTTAAAGCATTGTTTAAAGCTAATATGCAGTCCAGAATGAACTGTTTATCATTCTGATCAGGACATATGCCCGCCAACTCTCCAAGTTCGTCTAAGCGATTACACGCCTGTTCAGAATAGTCGTCCGTAAGCTCCACCTGATAGAATTCCTTTATAACTTTCCAGAATTCTGTCATAAACCTTTGTATAATTGGAATATCCTTAGCTTCTACTTTCAATTCCTCACATCCTTTTGTATACAATATACTGTACACTGTATACGCTCTATTAATTTTTAAAAATTATTTATATTATATAATAATAGGTGTATAATATAAGTAACCCACAGTAACCGAGACGTAACCGTACTAGCTCGTGTAAACCATTGATTTTACAGGTAGGTAACCGAGTAACCGAGTAACCCTGACTTTCTCATATAGGGGAACTTTTATACTCAATATGCACATATAAATACTCGTATATATATATGCAGAATCAAAGGTTACCTAGGTTACTCGGTTACCTTTTGGACAAATTGTTTATCAATCAAACACAATATCGTCCGTAATCTCAAAATCATCATTGCAATTCACAAATCCTTTTGGAATTTCGTCTACAATTTTCAAGAACACACATTTAGTGACAATTCCATCCAGCTTCTTCGCTTTGGTCGGATAACCTCTGCTGTCGGTTTCCACAAGCCCCTTCTTAACAGCCCATGACAAGAATGCCTTTCTGGAGAATCTTCCAATTTTGCACAGATCATCAAACGCTGCGCTATAGATTATCGCAGTCGACGTTTTCTCTACCGGATCATTGTCTATAATTCCCCATCTTTCTGTTTTGATATCTGGGTTATCGTCGAATTTAATCCCGTTCATAGCAATCTTGTCAACCACGAACCAGTAAGCACGTTCATTTTCAGACACCATTTCCTTCTCTGTCAAAAGACCCTTTGCAGTTTCAATGTCAATGTACTGACCATCATGGAACAGCTGATCTGTTGCAATCTTATCTGCTGCCAGAATGATACTCATAGATATACTCTGCTTCTGCATTTTGTCATCGTCCTGTATAAGCCCCTGATAGTGCTTTTGCAGGGCTTTTATATCGTCAATGGACATTTCCTTGACTACGTTTACGAAGTCGATTCCTGCATATCCATAGTTCTTTTTAAGGGTATCTGCAGTAAGCTGTGGATCATCGAATATCTTTTCAGAACACTCGACCTCAATAATTCGGTTGATAGCTCCACCTTGGCTGACATATCCTGCAAGCGGACGCTCACCGTTGGTCAGAATGCAGTTCTGCCAGCGATTCTCCCGGTTCACGCCCAATTCCTTATTAGAACGGCTCTTTCCTTTTCCTGAGCATAAATCGTATACAATTCCTTCAAAGTTATCCCTGATCTTGGCGGATACCTTGGAAGTATCATCCAAAATTAGTGGAAGATTGTTGAGCATATCGGATTTTGCTTCCAGAGCCACATCTGTTGTTTTGAAATCTCCTATATACCTAGATTCGCCTGGATTCGCCCAAACAGAAGCCCCCAACATAAGTGTTACGGTCTTGCCACCCTCAGTTTCTCCCCAGAGGTCTACAAAGAACGGGAGTGCACCGACCAGTTTGATCAGAATACTGGCGAAGCTTGCAGCCAACATGATTTTTGGTTCTATTCTTCCAGTAGCACGGACTTTCTTCACATGTTCATACCATTCTGTTCTGCTGCCACCTACGCTGATACTTTCATACAGCTGTCGGAACCTCATATCTCCATCGAACACAATATCCTTGTCATATGGAAGAAAATAATCCCTAATCCACCCAATTTTGCTGGAGGAATACTGAATATTGATATAATCGTCATTTGCATTCTCAACATCTGACAGATACCGTACAAGAAACTTCGCATTCTCAGATGTCACTGAAATCCCAAGTGCAGACAAGCCAACGATTTTAGTAGATGATGCAACCATGGTTTTCGGCACAATAACCTCGGACCATTTATTATTCCTCTTATAGATTAGCTTTATCTGTTCTTCTCCGGTCTCCAGATTCTTCATTCGTTCAATCGGAAGAATAGGATGATAACAGGCTATAATATCCGGCGATCCTGGATTTGTGTTTGAGATTCTGATTCCATCATCGTCTGCTATCCAGTTAAGGCATTTCATTCGATCATATTCACAATCAGAGAAATTAGTCCACTGGTCCAGCATAGATAACGTCCTATTGTTTTTCTCTTTCTCAATCATCTGCTTCTGTACTTTCGTGTAGGCTTTAAGCAAATCCTCAAATTTTTTCTTTACGCCAAGCTCCTTGGCTCTGTCCAGAAGAGTCAGTGTAAGACGCGCCTTGTTTATCTCGTCTTCCTGACTGAATATCTCGTCAAACACTTCTTCGTCCAGAATAGAATCCTTCGTGAGCTTGTTTATCATTTCCACTTTTAATCACCTTCTTCCAGCCCTGTTATGAATCCATGATGATATAGCGCAAGTTGCAACCTGTTCCACGCTTCACACCATCCGTCAGATAATGGTTTCGCCCTGTCAAGGATAGCCCGGTAGAAATCTATATCAGACAAGCATTCTTGCAGCTCGGCCTTTTTCTTCTGTTCTTCCTTCTGTCGCATTTCCATCTGTTTCTGATGGTGATATATCGCCATTCTGGAAGAGAAATCTGGTTTCTGGTAAGTTCCCCCAAGTATGGTAAAAGCTGTCTTAAAATCGCAATTATCCATGTTCTGAACAAATGTAAATATGTCACCTGTTGCACCACAGCCAAAGCAATAATAACTGTCTTTGTAGATTTTCATGGATGCAGTACGATCTCCGGTGTGAAATGGACACTGTATAAATCCTGCTCTGTTTGGGACCATACCGTATCTGCTCAGAACGTCTCTCATGCCATTCTGTTGTTTAATTGTTTCTTTATCCATTTGACAGAATCTCCAAAATTCTTTTGCCAGTGCTTTTCTTGTTACAAAACAGAAATTTAACATCATACTTGCGTTGCATCGTGCAAAGAATCTTATATAAGACATCTCCATGTATAACTTTCTGCTCCTGCTCTACCCAGATGCCATTCTTTTTAACTCTTTTCTTTGCCCGGGGATTCTCCCACCAGAAGACATCATCCAACTTTTCAATCCCTTTTCCGTGCTCACACAGGAACACAAGTTTTATACCCGCTTCATTTGCTCGGATAATCTCGGCACGAAATCTTTCATGCTGCTGGCACACATTGCCACATAATTCAGAGAGGTTTTGTTTTCGGTCGACAACCAGTCGAGGGTTGTCATAATTCATGTAATCCCCGACGTAAAGCTTCGACACAAACCATTTCTCCCCTGCTGCATCAAATGCTTTCTTAATGCCATCAATAACTTTCTGGTGTTCCCTACTGTCAATTTGTATCATGCGAACGGTATCTCCTCGTCAATTCCATCTGGAATACTCATAAATCCGTCTGGGTCTGTTTCTGGACGTGGCGTCTCTGACTTCTGCTGACTCTGGTTAGCACCTTTGCTTTCGCCAAACTCAATCTCTTCCACGACAATGTCTGTCGTGTATACCTTCTGTCCATCACGATTAGTGTAACTGCCGGTCTGGATTCTCCCGGATAAATCCGCTTTCATTCCTTTAGAAAAATATTTCTCGATAAATTCTGCCGACTTTCCGAAAGCGATGCAATTCAAAAAATCTGCTTTCTGATCGGAACCCTCTTTCACGAATCTTCTATTTACCGCAATAGAAAATCTCGCAATAGATGTTCCATCATTGGTGTACTTGATTTCTGGATCACGTGTAAATTTTCCTGTAAGAATTACTTTATTCATGCTGTTGCTCCTTTTTCTATATGCTGTTTATCATAGTCAATTAATATCTTCAGGCATTTCTGACCTTTTTCCTTGGTAAGAGACTTAATATCACTTACCTTAAATCGAGTCTTGATCTGTTCCAAAAGCTTAGCTTCCGGGTACTTATCAATAATGTTTTTAATTGACATAGTAGTCTCGGAACTAATCATCTCAGTTTCTTTTGCCGATTCCGCTTTCCTGCCGGACTTTTTTTCTTTCTCGCCTGTATTAGTAGAATCACTGTCTTTATTATCATCAATACAGAACAGTCCATTTAAAGCGTATTTTCTGGCATAAGATGAAGCTGCACCTGTCACCTGTGAAGAATCCATGCCTTTCTTAGACTCTTCTTCCCTTGCATAAGCAACAGTTGTAATCTCACCGGTATCTTCACAGTCGTTCAGATGAGCTTCTGCCCTGACATATATTCTGTCTCCAACAACTTCCATCCGATCTGTGACGCTTAACACAGTCTTTGTTTCTGCCAGAAGCGGTTTTACAGCTTCCAGAATATCTTCACAGCTTCTGTATTTGTATTTCCCGAAGGAATTGTACTGTCCTTTAGGGGCTTTCAGTTTTGACTGAATAATACCCAACTTCTCATATATATTCACTTCTATTCCTCCTTGTCATAAACCACATGTTTACTGCCCTCAATAATCAGCAAACTTGCGATATCTTTCATTGATAAGGTTGATTCGTTATAGATTTCGACCAGCGCGTTGTATGCGTCTGATGAAACCTTTACAACCTGGTTGTCTTTTCCAGTTACCAGTTGCTTCTTTCTTGCCGGAATACGGATTTCAAATTCACTCACTGATACTTTCCTCCTTATATGATTTCTGAGCCGTTAAAAGCCCATTTAGAGCCTGTACGTAGCTCGCCAATGTTCTTGCCTTATATGATTCTTCAATGGGGTTATCCGGGACTGTGGCAAGCTGTATATCAATCAGTCTCAGGACCTCATTAATCCTCTCGTCCATGTTCACACCGCCTTAAAAAAGCAATACAGATTGTCTGAAGCGTCCCCGAACTTCTCTCCGTCGATATCTTCTGCCTTGTGGTATTCCACATGGTCAAGAGACATGTCGCAGTTCTCATAATCCAAAATGTGATCTCCTCTGGATTGAAGCTCTCTGAGCAGTTCGTTAATACATCCTGCTATCTCCAGACTTGGAAGGAGCTTCATAATTGCTATCTGTTTACTCATTTGGACACTTCCCATCTATCAGAAGTTCCAACAAGAAAGCTTTGATTATTCTGAGACTTTCGCGGCTTGCATTCTCATAAAATGGGTTGAAAGATACGTTTTGGTACAAATCCCACTTGAACACGTCTTTTGGAAGGCAAGCATCTTCTTTTCTTTTAAGCCCACATACTCTCATGCCATAAATTGAATAACTGAATTCGACACTTACTGCCGGAACTTCGTTCACAACTCTTTTACAGAGTTCGTAAATTTCATCAATCTCTTTCTCGAACATCTTCTTATCCTCCTTATTTCCTACTGCCAGTCTGCTTCCATCTGGCGCACTGCCCATGCTGCCGAGATACCGAAAAAGATGTTTAGCCAGATAGGTACATCCACATATTTCCCGGCAAGCATACAAACAGCAATTAGCATATACTCTTTCATTTTATTTCATTTCTCCTGCAATCCACGCAAGGTTGCTTGCCACCAGTGCGGCGGTTGTTACAATCCATGCTGTGAACCATTTCCTTGATTTCTTCTTGCTTTCCTCGACAATTTCAGTCGCAAGTGCTACGTCGATGTCAGCCCATGTAAGCTGGCTTTCGTTTCTAATTTCACTCATATCGTGCTAATTTCTCCTAATTTTTTCTTATTTGTCTTTACAATTAGCAGATAGAGAACTATAATGTATCTATCCACTAAGGTACTTTAGTGGTGCAAAGCTCCGGGGTGGAGGTGTCGTCTCCCTCCGGGGCACTCACTTATTGAGAGCCTCTTTGCCTTTCCAGACATATCCCAACTCTTCCCATAATTTACGTGGGGATACGAGATATTCTGTACGGCCATCGTCTTTAGTTTGCGATGTCACGATTTTATTGTTGCGGACAGCTGTCCCAATCGGAAGCCATCCATGAACAATCCCTGCTCTGATAGATGGAATAGTAAATCCTGTCATTTTGCTTACGTCTTCAATGGTAAGCTTCTCATTCGAAAACTCTGGCATCTGTGGAATGCCTGATACGATTCTTGCCACCTCTGCGGCGAATTGATGAATTTCCACATTTTTTTTGATGTAAGTATCAACTTCGCTCATTTCATACTCCTTTCTTACTTTCTTTCTGGCCAGAATTACTGCAATCAATAACTCCGTCCATATACCCCAGAATATAATGCTTCTTATCTTCTGGGAACTTACAGTGCTCTGCGTGACTCACATAAAGGAGTTTCCGCTTAATACGTTCCTTGTTCTTTCTGTGCTCCCTTATTAGAATAAGTCGCAAAGTGTACGGTCGTGTCCACTTCCATATCAATACGGAAACCATCCGGTGTACAGGAAATTATGAAACCTGTACATTCACGTCCGAAATCCTCTCCGTTGATGCGGAAGATTTTCTTTTCTGTGTCAACCTCGATTGTTTTAAGTTCGTGTGGAACGAAAATTTTATTCATAATTTGCTCCTTTCTTGGTTTCTTTCTGGTCAGGATCATCTGACTTATTCTCGGAAAAGCTTTCCGTCTTACCAAGAATGTATCCCTTGTCAAAATCTGACATATTAGGAATCGCGTTTTTCAGTTTTTCAACGATTCTTTTTTCTTTTTCTGACATGATTTTCTCCTCTCAAAATTTATAGTCTTACTCCGCTTGGACACCTGGCTTTGAACCTGCCATCATCAGCACCAGTAGGTTATCTCTGGTGGACGGTCATTTCTGACCGTTTCGGCTATTTCAGAATAATTTGCAAGGTACAAATATTTTCATCCACAATAGTTCGTATTGTTTCGATTTCTTTATTGAGAATTTCTTTCGTTTCGTCCTTTTTCAGAAATTCTTTATATCTGCTGGTTTTAAAATATAAGCCAAACATTTTTAATTGCACCTGAATTCTTGTATCTTTATCTACCACCTGTAATAATTCGTTTAATGTCATATCCTTTTTCCTCTCTTTCTTGCGTTGCTTTGTTTACCTTGTAAACACAGTATAGTCCCCCAGACAACATTTGTCAATACTTTTTTGTTGACTTTGTAAACATTTTATGATATTCTATTTTTAGAAAGGAGGAATTAAATTGAAAGACAGGTTTAAAGAGTTGCGAAAAGAATTAAACGTAACTCAGCAAGAATTTGCAGACAAACTAAAGATAAGTAGGAATTTTGTAGCGCAAATTGAAATGGGAAGCAAAGTTCCGTCAGATCGGACTATTGATGATGTTTGCAGAGAATTTAACGTAAACGAAGAATGGCTCAGAACTGGAAACGGAGATATGTTTATACCCGGAATTAAAGACAAACAAATTTCTGCCATGCTTGCAGACGTAATGAAATCTGGAGAAGATTCTTTCCGACACCGTCTCGTGTCTGCATTAGCCAGATTGGATGATGAGGGATGGGACAATTTAGAAAAACTTATTGACATGATTTCTAATAAGTAAAAAGAAAGACAAGGGCAATGCGCAAACCCTTGTCTTTTTTAATGTTATCCGATTAGCCTTTTCACAAATATATAAATCACTTCTATCCAATGATTATTCGTGCATTTTTCAATCATCTCAATAATTTCCTTCTTATAATCCATAATAGCCCTCCCTGTCACAACTACCGCCTACACTACAATATATGTCCGGCTGTGGGAAATAGAACCGAACATTAGTTCGTTTTGCTATTATACCACCAATCCCGACTCTTGGCAACTGCCAATGATATACATGGATTTTCGTTATTTCATACATGAACTTTGCAATCTCAAAGAAAATTATGCTTTCGTAGAGGAAAAATGCGAGATCGCAAACTTTTCCACTACTATCGTCTGCATGTGGATACTTCTGGACAGAATGGTCCTGATATACTATATACGAATGAACTATCTGCATATCTTTCTGATTATTGTTGGAAATTATCTTTTGTGGGATATGTGTAAGACTAAATACCTTATAGCTCAGCAAGAGAAGTACAAAGCACTTGAAACATTTCTTTTTCATCTAAATCACTCTATTTTATTCTAAATCTTTACAATATGCTCTTAAAATGATAAAATAAAAATACCACATATAACCGTACTTTACATAATATCGCAAAATCAGCGGTACAAAATACATAATCCGCATAAAAAGTGCGAAGCGTGGCGAAAACATATCAGGAGGGTGTTTATCATGAATGAAAAGAAAAAATATTGTAAGCACTGCGGAGAACTTATTGACGACGACTGTGTAGTGTGTCCTAAGTGTGGAAAACAAGTAGAGCAGTTGACTTCTAATAATAGAGATATCATCATTAATAATTCCGCATCTTCCTCTGCGTCCTCAGCGGTGAGCTCAGGTGCGCCGTATATAAAACGGAAAATGCCATGGTATCTCAGTTGGTTCTGGATTTTAATATTAGGTGCTTGTTCTGGCGGAATATATTGGATTGTTGGAATTATAATGAGATCAAATTGGAAATCAAATAATTAAATAAAAAACCGCCCTGGCATTGGCGTACCGGGACGGCGTTTATACATCTCCGGAGAGATGCTATATTCTGGCAAAACATATTGTATCATCTTCGGAGCAGTCGAACAACCCAGAAAATTTGTTCGGCTGTTATTTTTATACTCAAACAACCGTTTAAAGAAAAGAGGAATAAAAATGGCGAAGAAAAGAAAGAAATATCCAAAACTTCCGAATAACTTTGGCTCTATTCGGTATCTTGGCAAGAACCGGAGAAACTGCTTCGCAGTGCATCCACCAGCTACACTGGGCGATAATGGTAAACTAAAACGTCCACCGGCGATCTGCTACGTAGACGACTGGATAAAAGGCTTCACTGTCCTGACAGCATACAAAGCCGGCACGTATCAACCCGGCATGGAGCGGACTCTTGAGGTATCCCCTACAACGGACATAGATACTCTTATAAGTCGCTTGATTGCTGACTACAATACAATCAAGGGTGTCGAAGGAAAGCACCCGGGAATCAAGAAATTGACGTTTTCAGAGGTATACGAACAGTTTTATGCGTGGAAGTTCCCAGAGGGGACAAAACTGTCATACAGTTCAAAGGAAGCGTATCGGACAGCTTATACAAACTGCACTGTTCTGCACAATCGCATATTTGAAGATTTAAAGGCCCCCGATATGCAAAAGGTTATTGATGATTGCAAGCTGAAAAAGCAAAGCCAGATGGCTATTTTGACTCTGTTCAAGCAGATGTACAAATATGCAGTCTACTCAGAAATCGTAACGGAAAACAAGGCGTTATATGTCCATGTCAATGCTGATAATGACACCGAACATGGAACGCCATTTTCTGATCAGGAGATGCAGGTGTTGTGGAATAATACCGACGATCCAGAAGTGCAGCTCATTCTTATTATGTGTTACTCTGGTTGGCGAATCGGGGAAGTGTTAAAACTCACAACCAACCTGGAAGAGAAATACTTCCAAGGTGGAATCAAAACAAAAGCCGGTAAAAACAGAATTGTTCCGATACATCCTGCCATATACCATTTTGCTGAACAGAAAGTGCTGGCACAAGATGGAAAACTATGTGTATATACTCAGCAACACCATAGAAAAGCGTTGTTCTATCCTACACTGGAACGTTTGGGAATAGTCGGAAATCCGAAACACACGCCGCACGATTGCCGGCACACCTTCTCCGCGCTGTGCGAAAAATATGGCGTCCGGGAGAACGACCGAAAACGAATGCTCGGTCATTCATTTGGTGGCGACGTCACAAACGCCGTATACGGACACAGGACGTTAGAAGAGCTCCGCACAGAAATAGAAAAGATAAAAGTTCCATTTGTGACTAACTGTGACTAACGGAACCCATTTTAATCTTTCTAAAACAACCGAAATATTATTATCGAAATGCCGGAAACCCTATTAAAATCAACGTTTTCAGCGATTTTGCAAGGATTTCCTTCATTTCATTTTCATTATTCTAATTTTATTGATTGTGACTAACAAATAGAATTTAGAAAATTGCGCAAATGCCTGTAAATACAGCGTTTTTGGGACTATTATATTAGGAAATAATATTTTTATTTGTGACTAACGTGTGACTAACGATAACAGTCTAAAACTTCCGAAGTGATACCAAATATGTTTATAAATAAAATTCCCGGGGTTAATTCCCCGGGATGTTTTATATAGCAATCAAATCTTTCCATGTGGCGGGTCCACAGACTCCGTCCACTTCCAGAACATCTTTCCTAGATTCCTGATAAGCTTTCAGAGCGTAAATCGTGTTTGCATCTGCTGTCCATGTAAGTTTCAGGGTTTTGCCGTTTTTGCCTTTAAAGCCCCTGGCTCTTAATATTTCCTGTAAGAGAAGCACAGATGTATTTTTGTCTCCTGCTTTTACTGTCTCTGGGTTAAACATATATTTCTCTCCTGTTTGTGCGGTATTAGGCAATGCATTTTCAGATTTTGCGGGTACAGATGCATCAGATGCAATACTATAATCTGGTGTACAGAACTTAGTTCCGGGCATCTGACTGTTAAGATAACTCTTTGCGCAGACACCGCCGCCATTTGCAATAATTCCAGATGCGCCAGAAGTATTTCCCTCGATGGTATAGAACCTGTCTCCGATTACAGCCGTTACGATGCCGGTATGAGCAAAAGTTCCGTTACGATAAAAGATTACAATATCGCCAATCTTTGGATTAGCGTTCCTTGTAAACAGATTACCAAGTGTTGGGCAGTAAACATAGGGCCAGTGCTTCAACAGTTTTTTTGCTTTTTCCTGTCCGAATGCTTCCATAAAACACCAACTCACGAATGCTGCGCACCAAGGCTGTCCTTGATATGATGGCTTAATGTCTCGCCAGTACTTCGTATAGTTGTTTGAACCGGCGTTTGCAGTCTTACTGTCGAGCTGACTATTACTCTTCTTTTCAAGGTATCCAATCTCATTTTTTGCAATAAGAATCACTTTTTCAATAGCTTTATCCATTGCAGAAACCTCCTCTTTGTAATCCTTATAGAATACATCAATGTCAACGTTACCACTAATGCCGGATACTTTTCCTCTACTGGAATACTGCCAGCCTACACCAACAGATGGACGCAATCTTTCCTGTACAGAGCCATTATCACTAGCCGGATAACGAGCAATCCAGCAATCGTACTTTTTCAGGGTGTCTGACAGAACGTTATTGTACCAATCAAGATTGCAGTAGATACCGACCTTATAACCGGCTTTTTTGATTCTGGTCAGAAATGCTACTGCAATATTCTCAATCGCCTGTTTTCCAAGGTTTCTCTGCTGACTCCATTCAAGGTCGTAGAAGATTGGAAAGTCCATTCCGCGTCCGCCAAGAACAGAAATTACGCTCTCAGCTTCATCAATTGCCTGTGCCGGTGTCAGAGCGTAACTGTATTTATATCCGCCGACAAGGATTCCATTTGACTTGCATCCTTTGTAGTTATGCTCAAAAGAGGAATCGGTTCCAGATTTTTGATGGATTCTCAATATTGCAAACTTAATTTCAGAATTCGATACTTTCGCCCAGTCTGGCTTACTCTGATAAGATGATACGTCAATTCCTTTAATTTCCATATTTTCTCCCTTGCACGTATTTTATTTCACTATTCCTGGTTTTGATTCTGTTACTGTCCCGTCCTCATTCAATACATAGCCATCCTTTTGAAGTCTTTCAATTACCTTCTTATTCCACAGCTCAGGAACATCTGTCCATTTTTTCAGCCCATTGATTACTCGTTCTTCGAAAAATTTAACCATTATTCTTACCTCCGATTATTGCAACTAATGTAGCAAGTTCGTCAAGTGCCGAATCATGCGTTGATACAAGTTCAGCTAGACCGTCAATACCATCACCATTAATCAGAATTTTACGCTCAGATTCCGCATTAAGCATCTGTATCACAACGTCTAACTTCTCAGACATCTCATTCAGTCTGTTTGAAACTCTGTTAATTGCTTTGTAGATATTTGCAATTTCTTTTTTATCCATATGCACCTCCTGTTCTTAGCTATTCAGCTATATTCATTAATTTGCTAGGATTTTAGATACATAAGCAGGGGACAATGCCGTAAGTGCTGCTGACGTCGCCGTAGTACGAATTCCCGCTTACGTTCACATGACAGAATTTGTTTCCGCTGCTGGAGTAAGGCGAACGTCCCCAATAGTAGCCAGATACGTGATCACTGTCAGAACGCGGTTTCTTATATCTATTAGCAGTCGCATTCTTAAAATACTGATACTGATTTCCTTCGCCTGCGTAAGAATACGTTGTACTACCAAAAATTTCAATTTCAGACAGTAAAAACGCATAGTCATTTGAGATTTTAATCGTACTGCTTCGACTTCCTGCAGATGTCAACTTCTTGACCTGCTTCATCATATTTTGAATATAAGTAGGCAAACATTTCTTGTACACATTATTGCACCACGTACGTCTTACACAGCCTTCCCAACCACCACTATTTGTACTTGAACCGTTTATATAACCACATTCATGTGATGCATTATAGGAGGTGTTATATTCTGTCGTAGTGTCTAAATACAACATACGTTCTGTCTGAATTGTAATAGCAGCTTTAGTCTTGCCATTGATAGCAGTCACTAAGTCATCATGTTCAATTCCGATAATCACATAATCGTAATCATTTGCTCTGTGTGACTCACTTACACCAGTTGCATCCATGGCATTGTGATGGATGGTTCTCTTGTCGCCGACCGCCCAATAGTCACTAATGTTGATTTTGCCTGCGTAGTGCGCTTCAATCATCTTTTCAATCTCTGCGTCTGTTCCGTCGGCAAATGTGACAATCTTTAAGCCCTCTGGTTCCCCAATCAGTCTGTTACCTGCATCGTAGTTATATATGCCATCGGTGTTGTATGGGAACAGTGTAAAGTAATATTGTTTGCCGTTTGTCAGCCCTGTAACTGTATAACCTGTGGTTTTGTATTTATCACGAACTGTGTTATCAACCACAAGTGTTCCATCATCTGGATTTGCGGGATAGCCCGTTTCTTTCATTACAAGTTTTGTACCAGCCCATGTAGAGAATGTTGAACCACTGATTACCGTGTTTTCTGGGTCTTGCCATTTAATTATAACCGATGCATTTGCATTCTCGATTGTTGGGTTGTTTACGGGTTTTGGGGTAACGGTTGCGCCACCGCCTTTTGCGTGGAGCGTTCCGTCTTCATCTATGAATGTTGTCTTGCCGTCAGGCTTAACCTTACCAAGAATTTCGATTGTAGCAATTGGGACAGTCGCATCACTTCCCTTGTCTCCTTTTGGCCCTTTGATGTTTACTGTTTCGGGATTGGCGATTCCATCTGTGTTGCTCCAGCTTATGTTTCCATCAGTGTCTACACTTGGAATGAATGTAGTGCCCTTTTCTCCTTGCGGTCCAGTATCTCCTTTTGCACCCGTATCGCCTTGCGGCCCGGTAATATTTACTGTCTGGGGGTTTTCAAGTCCTCCGTCATTACTCCAGCTTATGTTTCCTTCGCTGTCTACAACAGGAGTGAATGTGATTCCTCGCGCACCAGTATCTCCTTGCTCACCTTTTGGACCAACTGGACCTTGTTCACCTTGCGGCCCAGTATCGCCTTTTAGGCCCTGTACTCCCTGCTCTCCTTTTTCTCCGGGGTCTCCTTTTACACCCTGTGGCCCTGGGTCACCCTTTGGACCTTGCGGACCAACTGGCCCCTGCGGCCCCTGAATCTTGCCAGCATTGTTCCAATTCGCGCCGTCGAAAACCCACATTTCTCCGTCTATTAAATATGCATCGTTCTTCTCTGCACTCAGGGGAAGGTCTGCCTCAGATTCTTTTGTGCCAAGGACATTAAGAGACGTTCCGTCGTTTCCTTGTTCGCCCTTTTCTCCTCGCGGGCCTTGCGGACCAACTGGTCCCTGCGGACCAACGTCTCCTTTTTCACCTTTTGGGCCTTGCACTCCTTGAGGCCCCATAATATTCCCAACATTTTCACTATCACCATCTGAAAATGTTATTGTCAAATTTCCATCTGTGTCAATACTGACTGCTGTGATAGAGATGCCCCTTAGTGATTCTTTCTGCTCAGGAGTCAACGATTCAAATGTTACGGTACCATCTGCGCCTTTATCTCCTTTTTCGCCTTTGGGACCCTGTGGACCAACAAATTCTCCGGCATTAACCATCTCTGAAATGTCCTCAATGGAACACAACCGCCTTACATCATTAGCCGCAAATGCAATGTATAAGGCTTTACCAGATGGAACGGACGGGTCATTGCCAAGAATCGCAACGGGCTCTCCGGGACGAATTTTCGACGTATCAAAATCGGCGTACATACCGCGCCGGAATTGTATTGTGTATGTATTGGCCATATTAGGCTTACCTCCTTATGAAAGGAAATTATTTTTTATGTAATCCTTTACGGAATCAAGATTTTTCTGCACATTGTCATCCATTACAAGGAAATTGCCTTTATTGTTCTGGCTGATGATACTTCCTGTATTTTCGTCTACTTCTGAATAGGTATAAGCAATTCGACTTCCTTCTCCAGTGCTAAGATTCATAAAACTTGTTAAAATCTTCTTCATGATATTACCTCCATTTGATTGATAATGTTTAATCTGTCGTTAATAAGCTCTGATTCATAATCTGGTTCCGAGACCTCTGTTCCTTCTGACTCATAATCTGGTTCCGGGATTTCTATATCTCTTGCGTCTGTATAAGCTGTATCTCCCGGGTCAGTAAATCGCATATGTTCATATTCAATTTGTCTTGCTTTGATTTCGAACGAAAATTTAAGTCCCGGAGTTCCTTTTACAACAAAATAATTTTGCTCTTTCTCAGCTACCCAGCAGTCACCCTCTCCTTCTCTTTGCAAGAACACATAATATTTAATGCCGACATTTGCAGATTCCTGAAAGATATCATCTATGTCAATTATGCAAGTCCCGTCATCCGATATTACAGATTCACCGATATCTGCAAAGAATGGGGTTGGCATTTCATAGCAGTAAAAGAGCTGCTCATCATAGTCTACCGTCGAAACTGATCTTGATTTTGTCCCGCTTACTTTCAGTTTTCCTCTGATAGAAGCATCTGCAAGGTCTGTCCCCGTACCTGCACTGTAGAAATGACCACTGGCTTCTACGTGCGTACCTACTTCAACTTTTTTTGATGTCGAAACGCTGCCCGCTGAAACACTAGTATCAATCGAGGCTGAGCTTGCGTGTACGGTTCCTGTATAAAGATTGATTCCTCTAATTCGTGTTCCATACAATGTCCCATACCCCGGCACATATACTCCTGTATTCGTCTCTGAATAGATCTCTCCAGTTGAAGCGTCTAGCGTTACTTCTCCATATGTGCCACTTGCTGAAAGCTTTTTAATTCCAACTTTCCATCCTGCTAATTCGCCTGTGTTAATATAATCGGCATTCATGTACACATTGCCATTTACTAGATACAGACCTTTATTACTACTATTATCACTTAGCACATCAATAATCTCTTGTTTAGACATTTTTCCTATGTCGAGATTACTAAGTGCCTTGTCTGTATAGCGATTCGCATTCGATAACGCTGTCGAAGCTTTATTTTCAGCAACACTATATATTGTGTCGCCGTTTGCTAACACGAATGTATTAGGTCTGAGCGTAACATTTCCGTAGTTATCAATCGCAAATGTTGATACTCCAGAACTGTTTGTAACGTTGATGTTCTTCAGATTAATCAAATCAGCTGAAATCTGTCCGGACTTAATATAGGAAGCATTTATATACAGATGCCCGTTCTGCATATAAATTCCCTCTTGTTTGCCATTGTCTGTCAGAGCGTTAAAAACTCTTTCAAAATTGACAATTTTTTCAGCGTCCAGTTCCCGCCAAGTGCCATCAGTCCCAGAAAACATATATACCTGGCTTGTAGAAAAGTTCATGAAAACCGAGCCGTCATGCTTTTCATATTCTTCACTTTTCCACTCAGATGCCGGATAATTCTGCAATGTTGGTGTATACGTGCCATAATAGTTCGGGATAGTCACATTACGAACTGACCCATCCACAACGTCCTTGGCAATCTGTTCAATAGTTCTACTTTTCAGTGTAAAGTTTTCAACCTCTAATGTGACAGCACCTGTGTTGGCATCTATTCTTAATGTCGTATTCCCATTATTGTCTTTTGCTGTAAAACCTCTCGTGTTAATCCATTCTGATTGAATACCGATGGCATAGAGAATATTCAGAACGGCATCTCCATTACTATCAAAGCCGGCTTTCCATGTCTGACCGCCGTCTACTGACAAGAAGAATCCATCAGCACTTGTTTTATAAATTACTTTAGAATCAGCAAGTGTAGGCTTATCATGCCGGTACGTAATTACGGAACCATCTTCTTGTGCTTCCTCTGTATAGAAGAAACCCAGCGTGTTCGCTGCAAGTTCATTCATCTGTTTGAGCTTTACGTCATATGCAGATAGCTTTTTCTCTGTGTCTTTTTTTGCTTGTTCTACCACTGCCTGCTGTCCACCAATAAACTCGCTTGCATCTTCTTCAGCACTCTTTGCGCTACAGCTCCATGATGTTGAGCCACCAAACACAAATTCTACATTAGTTGCAAATGATCTAAAAACACGATTCTTTGTGTCAATAAATTCGACTGGATCGCCGAAAGTGGCGTATCCGTTGGCAATTCCGTCACATGAGAAAGGACGCATTCGCAAACCGATTAATTGATTTCCAATAGCTTCGACTCCTGCCTGTGCATTGCCCGACAATAGCTGATTGTCAATAGTAATCACATAGCCGTCCTGGCCTGACATATATTCGGTCTCATCTTCTACATATTTGACACCTGTTACAATAACATCGTCTACGTCATATTGTAGATTCTGAATTGAAAATAACGCGTGATAGTCGTTATTGCTTAACGTACCACCATCAATCACGGTCCCTGTTGTCCATGGATTAAGCGTACCGCCATCCAGATCATCACCATTTGTCCAGTTCTTTACTGTTCCACCATCGTAAATAGTCGTATTGGTAAATGTCTTATCAAACGTAATAATCCTGAGTAAGTCATTTTCGTCGATTCTTGCATTTCCACCGGCTATCCCGGCACACATTCCGATTATTGTACGGTATGTCGCATTAGATGGCACTTTCTGAATCTGAAAATCCGCATTTGGAAACACTGCATCTCCAAGAGTGATTCCACATTGCTGACAGCATTCCGAGAGCAGTTCCTTGACCGTACAAGGAAAAGACAGATTAGAATCATATGCCTTATCAGCGTTATGCATTTTATCTAAGAGAGAAAGACTTATTTCGCTTGCTGTTGCGGGCTTTTTCGATACAATGTAAGTACCTCTCTTTATGGTTTCTATCCTGTTGGATAACTGCACATTGAGAAAGATAACAAACCTTGCAGCGTTAAAATTATATCCGTCAAAACGCCCATCATCGTTTACTAATGATAAGCTTGCCGTTTTTGCGATTGCCACACCCACCGGAAAGTCCCCGGAGTCTGCTGAATCTACGAGATTATTTCCAGACAGATAAAAGTCTTTTTTGCCTAGCTTAAGAGTTGTGCCATTTGACAATGTAACATTTGCTGTCACGTAATAATTTCTGTTTGTAAGTGATTCTTTCTTTAACTGAGTAGATACATTTATCAAATCGGCTCAATCCTCCTTACATTGATAGACAAATCTGTCCACTTTTCTTCCCCATCTTTCAGAGTTTGCGCAGCCATGTTGAAATTTGATGCGTAGAATGTTCTGTCTATCCATCTTCCCGGAACAGTTGGGTCTTTATGGTGGAATGTGAATTGACTTTTGTTAAGTACAGTATTTAGTATGGTTGCTATTTCAGCCCATGTAAGCTCGCCCCATTGCATGTCATACCCACCTATGGTCCCCATTGGCGTATTGTGCATAATCAAATCCTGACTTCTTTTAGAGTCTTCTGTAGAAGTGGTTGCGAACACCGGTTTGTAACTATCCGGTGCTCTTATAACAACGTTGTCTATTTTAAATTGTTCCTGCGGCATATTCTTCTCCTTACGCTAACTCAAATGGGTTTTTCCCATTCCGATTTCTTCTCATTTCAGCTTCACTGATAATAATATCTAACAATTTTCTGCCAGATGCATTAACTGTAACATTGTAGGTATTTCCATCTCCCTGTCCTTTTCCTGATTCCTCCCGGACAATCTGACGTAACAGGCTTTCCGGTGCTTCCAAGTTATTACCCTTTTTCTGGTCGCCTAATACCGCAAGGAATTCGCTTCGTGGTGGAATAACTGCGCCACTGGCCAGATATGGGATAGTTCCGATACGTGGAAATGTTGCATGAAATCCAATAGTCTTTGAACCAAACGGTGTTGGAACAGTCCAAGGCCCAAAGGAAAATGCAGATTCAATTCCACCAATTGCATTATTAATCATCCCAACTGCATTATTAACAATGCTGATTGCCTGATTAATCGGAGCTTTAATGAAATTAACAATACCTTCAAATGCAGATTTGACTGCATCTCTGGCGGCATTAAACTTATTAGTGATAGCATTTTTTATCGCTTCTACTTTATTAGACACGAACGTAGCTACGTTTTCCCATGTTTTTGATGTCTTGTTCTTTACGCTGTCCCATACGCCTACGACTTTAGTTTTAATTGCATTAAATACTGTGCTGGCTGTGGATTTAAGAGAGTTCCAAAGGCCAGAAAGTGTCTTTTTGATTGCATTCCAGATTGTTGAAGTCAATGCTTTAATCGCATTCCAAGCAGTGCTGATGATACTCTTTATTATACTCAACGCGCCTTTTGTTACGGTTTTAATT